CCAACGCGGCGATGGCTTCAGTGTGCTTTTCATCTATTGCTTGACCGTGTATGACGGCCTTGGTTAGTTCCGCTGCCGTCACGGTCAGTTGTTTCGTGTCCTCTGCAATGCGTGTCAGCACTGCGTTCTTCTCGCCGAGCGACGACACATAAAGACCCAAGGCGATCAGGATGCTGATCAGCTGACCGCAAAGCACAGTCGTTTGCAGCGGTGTCAGAGATGGCTTCTTTGGAGGAGCCATTATGCGCATGTCCCATCAATGGCGTTGGAGACGCAGAATGAGAACGCTTGCGATCCGTCTGTCGCATTGATCGAAGCGTGCATCAGCACGACAGTGCCAGTGGCGATCGGCTGCAATGTGAAGCCGCTCGGGATGCTTGCGTGCGTTAGCCCCGGGCCGTCCTTTGTTCCGCTTGTCTGCTGCAATGCCTCGACCGTGTTGTATGCGTACCCAATCACTGTGGTCGCACTGGTGATCGTGCTTCCGCCCTTGGTCTGAAACTTCTGCACGGTGTCCGTGTATTGCTCGGCTTCTTCCCACGCATATTTCCAGCGTCGATTTGTGATCACAGTTGTATTGGCTGTGATCTTTGCAAGGAATACAGTCAGCACTCGCGGCGCATAGCGACTCAAGTCATTCTGTTTTTTCTCGTTGACTTTATCCGTGAGTTTCTTGAATCCTCGTTGCGAGAATGGGCCGAATGAACCATCGATGTTCGGCTTGAGATTCATTAGGTTGTTACCACGCCGAGCGCACTGAACGCAGATGTCGTAGGAAATGGTTGCTTCCAATAAACTTTGGCGGCATGCCACGGATTGCTCACAGACACAACAGTTCCCGGTGTTACTTGCTCAGGGACAACGCTGCCGTCGCCATTACGAAGTGGAACCTGTTTCAAATGATAGGTCACAGTGTCGAGCGTGAATGAGAAGTTGACCTCGTACTGATTCGGGCCAATGCGGCTCGAGGTTGCGCCGTCAAACACAAGCGTGCCGATCGGGCAATTAAGATTTTGAGAAGAAACTCCACTATTACCAAATTTAAAAACAGCGCTATTTCTATTTCCGATTGTGTTGGCAAACAATAAATAATTTGGTCGACCGATCACGACATTGCGCACGCTGATATTCAGCACGCCCTGAATGTGCGAAATTGGATCGCCTGCGCTGTCGACTGGAGTACCAAGAATATTTATGAGAGACGGAGCGGATATTAAAGCGTCCGATGTCGGCAGCGTCGCACCAGTGCGCCACACATCGACAACATTGGACTGCGCGTTGACTTCGATGGAAGTGAAGCCAACTTGTTTTTCCTGCAATTTGTCCTGACCTTCAACGGAGACTCCGTCGATTGTCGTAGACGCTTCAAAATTGTGAACGCCTGTCCAATATTTGTCGGATCCATCTTGCACTGGCGTGTAGGTCGCTCCTGTGAACCCCATCAAAGTAGCCATTGTGGTTTCAGTGCCTGCGCCAAATACAAGAGTGCCCGCAGTACTTGCATTACTGCGAATATCATGCACAGTCAAAGCAGCCGCCGCATCGTCATAGATCAGATAAGTCGTCGACCCTGTCCACCTGCCGCGATCGTAGGAACCTGTTCGGCTCGTCTGTTGCCATACCAATGTCATGGGGTTGCTCCTATGGCTTGATTGAGTTTTGCAATTCCGTCTGCGATGGCTTTGGTATTTGTCACTGTGGTCTGCGCAGCCGCAAGAGCCTGCTGCGCTTTCTCAATCTCTTTCGATTTCGAGAAGTCAGTTACGCCTTGAATCTTGATCGACCCGAGCGCGGTGTCGACGCTGGTCGCGCTGGCGGTTCGGTTGGATTGTGCCGCGTCTAAGTTTGCGCCCGCTTCGTTCACTCCCATGTTGGCCTTGGAGAGTTCTTCTTGGGCGCTTAATTGTTCTTCAATTATTTTTGCGTTTGCTTTACCCGCTGCTTCAAGATCCCACGCGGCAATGCCTTGACTAAGCATTGAAGCTGTAATTCCATCTAAATTACTTAGTCTTTCTAATTCCGCATCGCGGGCGGTCATTAACGATTCATTTGCTTTGTCCGTGAGTTTATTTATCTGCTCTTGAGCCGATTCTTCAGCATCGTAAGAATTTAAGATTGCATCTCGTTCGGAGTTAAATTGTTGTGTCGCCAATAATTTATCGTTGTATATTTTTTGCTGATCATTATATGCCTGAGTTTCGGAAGAAATATTATTTAAACTATTTTCTTGAAATGTTTTTGCATTGTTATATCTTTGATTTTCTCTTTTGATTATTTCGTCTTCTGAATATTTTTGCTTTTGAAGTTGATTTCGAACTCCGGTCTTTTCGTCATAAGTAAATTGACCCTTGACATTTTCCATTTCTTTTCGATCTGCGACAGATTGCAAAGCAACATCTGCATTCATTTTTAATCTGATGGCTTCAATTTCTTTTGTTCTATTTGCAACAAAGAGTTCCGATGCAATTTGATCTGAACTCTTTCCATAGTCGTCATTCTTCTTTTGAAGCGCGGCCATGTCGGATTCTGTATTTGCCTTTGAAGCAAATAGAAGTTTGGAAATTTCATTTGTCCGAGCCATCTGTTCATTCATTAACTTGATGGATTCATTGGCTTTGTCAACTCCAAAAACCATGTTTCCGATTTGCTCGCCAATCGCAAGGAATGTGCCAGCAATAGGTATTGCTTTTAAACCTGTGACAAGTGTGTTGCCAACCACGGATACGGCATCCGAAAAGTTTTTGACGCTGCCTTCTTTAAAACCTTTTACAAGTTCTAAAGCCATCTTTGCGCCTTCATCAATTAAACCAATCGTTCCCAAACCTCCAAGCACTTCGTGAGTCAGTCCCTTTAATTGCTTCGCATTGATTTTTGAAATATGCCCGGCAATCCCTTCACCGCTTTTCTTTGCGGAATTTTCAGCCGCTTTCATACCCTGAATGAACGGATCTGGATTCGCGTACAGATCGACTGTCATCTTTCCTGTGACTGCCATTACTTAACTCCCATTTGTCGTTTAAGTTTTTCAAGTGCTTGTTGCGGTGTCTGCTTTGGCTTTTCAAAGTACGGCATGAAGTCCTGCGGGCTGAACGACTTTGAATTGCTTGATCGCTGCGAGTTGGCAACGGTCGACGCGACAATGCCCGCGCCGAGGTCGCCGCGCTGGCGTGAGTCCAAGCATCCTGTGATGCTCTGATATGCGATCCATTCTTGAAGTTCTATTGATGACATTCGATTTCCTAGTTCAGCAACAGTCATTTTCAATTCAGCCGCAAGCGTGAACATGAACATCCTCAGGCTGCGGCTTCTCAGTTTTTTTCGAGTTCCTCTGCGTCCTTTGCGCCGAGACCCGAAAGCCGCTGGCAGTGCTCGTAGAGTTTGTCGATCACGCTTGCAGGCATTGCGCCCACTTCTGCGACCTCTGCATCCGTGAACAGTCGCACGCCAGCCTCGTCGGTAATACACCTCACGACGAGACTGGCGCGGATGTTCTTCACGCCCTTTTTAATGTCACGCTCCGAGTAAACATATTGCTCCCATTGATCGCGCTCGCCAGCTGTAAGGCCGCGAAGCGAGACGAGTCCGTCGATGCCCGCAACCTTGACTGTGGCGGTTGGGATTTTTAGCGCAAGTAGTTGTTCTCTGATTGACATGTGGGGTCTCGATTACAGCGCGGCAATTGTGTATGCGGCAGTGCATTTGATTGTGAATGAAGCAGTAAGAACTGCATCTAGTCCAGCCTTGACGCTAAATCCTGTGACAATTCCAAGTCCACTCACTGTCATTCCGCCGCTTGACGCAACACCAAACGAAATTAAATAAGAGCGCAATGTGCGATCAGTTGAAGCGGCAAAAAGCAAAGCCTGTGTCGCATCGTCTTGATCGAGATTCACTTCCAAACTAATAGAGCCAGGATCCAAAAGTCCAGCGGTGAATTTTTTAACTGAGTCGCTGAGTTGTGTGATTTCAATTGTTGACTGCGCAACGCCGTCAAATGAGATTGATGTGACTTCGCCGAGAGCAACGGTTGGAAGCACATACGCTCCAGAAGTAGCCACTCCAAGTTTAATTGTTGAGTTGTATGAAATAGTAGATGCCATGTGAATATTCCTTTTGTGTTATGGCGCGGATCCGTCAGTCAACGCGACTGGTGATGGAGCCGATGCCGTGTAGTAAATTTTCAAAGTAACGCTGCAAACGAAAGCACCAAGTTCGGTTCCTTCGCCGCCCATGTCGTAATTCATGTTCATGCCTTCAATGCGGATGCTTTGGATCTTCATCGGGCTGTTGGTCGTGGTCGCAAGCGAACCACTCGCCGCGTAAAGATCGACGCGCACATGGTCTGCAATGTTGGCTGCAGAGATTAGGTTTGAATGCACGCAGTCCACAGTCACTGTGGCGACCCGCAAGCGGTCTGCGCCACCGAGCGTCGGGCTGACCGTGTCATCGCTTTGCGAACTCACCACGATGAACGGCAGCGGAGTCGCTGGCGTGACGAACGACTGGAAGATCTTGGTCGAAGACCCGAGAGCTGTAATCACGGTTGGAGCCTGCTGCAAAGCGAGATGGATGGCTTCGACGAATTTCATCGTGCCGCCTTATTCATTTCGCTTGCGATGCGCTTGAATACTTTGTCGAGTCCGTATCCAACATCCTCAGTGAATTTGGCGTTGATTGCCGCGCCGTAGGTCTTGAAAAAATATTCAAATATTTTCCAGCCTGTGTATGCGCGTGCGGGATCTTTGTAGCGGCCGTGCTCGATGAGCCAGGAGTTTTGTGTGTATCCCCAAATGCGGCTCCACACACTGGCTTTGTTCTTGCCAATTTCGTATGGAATGATTTGGTGGTGATAGATGTTGTGCGCAATGCGCAGTCGGCTTTCCTTAATCGGATGGATCGGCTGATGCTTCTTTGCCCGCCAACGCCATGACTTCTGCGCCTCGGTCTGATTGAGATCGTTCTTTGCGCTGTATGTGCCGTACAGGCTTGCAAGTTTGTCTCGCGGTCTAGTCAACGATTTGATCTCGGCTTTTTTCAAAACCTTGTAAAGATCGTCGGTGCGCATGGTCTTCATCTGATCAAGGAACTGATCCAAGCCTTTGATGATCTTTCCACTGGTTGCCACTACTGCACCTCTCGACATTGCATGGTGAGCGTGTGACCCGCCGACTTGTAGTCGACAATGCTGACAATCTCGAATGTGGTGCTGATGGTCGTGCCGCCAGTGCCGCGACTGAGACTCGCCGTGAAGCGGTCGAATGGCTTGATGCCCGGGTAAAAGTTGGTTGTGATCTGATGCGTGACGACTTGGCTCAGAGCCATGTGGTTCGTCTTCTCCACCGCGCTCGAATCTTTGATCTCGCCGAAGATCGTGTCGCCAGCGGTGTAGGTGTAGGTCGGTGTGCCGAACGAAGTCAGGGTCTGCGTGCGTGCGCCGATCACCATCGGAGTTCGCATCATGCCGCTGTTCATTGATATTCACCCGATTTGTATTGGGCGATGAGAGCCTTGATCGTGCCGGGCACTTCGTACTGTTGACCCGGAGCGAGTGTGGATCTGTAGTCGTACAGCGTCGAGCACTGCATCAAGATTGCGTGCTTGAGCGCAATGGGGATTGCAGTTGCGCTTGAGCCGTGACCAGCCACATAGACAACTGTGACGACTCCTGCGCCGCCGCCGACGAGTGACGGCCATGACTTGCCGTCGAGCAGCTGGATGCGTCCGATGCCGTTGTACGACTTCACCGTGTAGTCGGTTGACGCTGACAGCGTCTGCGTGTTGCCAGCCGCGTCGACATATTGCACGCTCGTCACGCTGACTAGCGGCGAGCGCGGCAATGCGATCTCGTAGCCCGAGCCGTTGTAGACCTCGTTGCTCGAGCCTTGCAGCGGCGTGTTCTGCGGGAACGAATCGTAGACCGATGTGAATGTGGTATTCGGGATTGCAATGCCGCAATAGTTCTCGATCATCATGCGGGCGGTCGTGATGATCGATGTCGACCCGCTGCTGCTTGCTTGAATATATGTGGTATCTAGGGAATGAAACACACGCAAATGCGCGAGGCATTGCGCAGTCGTGATCGGCTCGAAACTTGGTTCGGTTGTGATCTTGGTGTTGACTCTCATCGCGGTGTTGCTCCCTTCTTGACTGCCTTGCATGGCACGGCCCGCGAGCAGCACTGCACATCGTCGGAGTCTGCGCGCTCGGCGTAACCGAGTGCCATCCACTCGATCGCGGTGCGCTCGTCGACAGAGATGACT